ATCTTCGTCGTCAGCATCATCTCCACCATCAGGTGGGTCATTATCATTGTCATTACCGTCACTTCTAGTTACATCAAGAAAAGAATTGTCTCCAATATGTAAGTAACCACTATCTCCAACTGCCATAGAACTTACATTTGCCTGCGTTTGTATTTTATTCCATTCTCCTGTTCTAATATTATATTCATATAAATCAGGCTTAACTCTTCCAAACCTAAATAAAACAACTTCTTTTATTGGGTCATATTCAGCTATAGTTTTATCTTTTTCTGATTCTTTGTTCCATATGTCTAGTATTGCACCACCTATAGCATTTATAGTAAAAGCGTTATCTATTGAATAAATATTATTTAAACTGCAAAAATAAACCTTAGACTCTACCTTGACTATTGAGTTTGGAGCAATACAACCTATAAACTCATTACTTTCTAAAACGCTATAGCTAGAAGGGTCTATACTAGGAACTCTAAGACGATAGATACCGAACTCCATAAAGACAACAAGGCTGTCGCCCATACTTTTTAATCCTTGTATTCCACCACCTTCAGGGTCTCTAATTCTAATATAGTTTGCTATTGGAATAATAGCAGGCATACCTGCCTCAGAATAGTTTATCATATCAGGGTAATATTCACTTAGCCCATCAGGGTCAAGTCTAACATTACCAACAAACATACGACCACCGTGATTCTCACTATATAACCATCTTAAATCAGTAATTGTACCGTGAGGAACTGTTGGCAAAGAACCGTCTGCCTCTCCCTTGTCATTATAAACAATAGTAACAGCCTTAGAAGAACTATCATAAGTCATAGTAGTGTCTCCACCTGTTACAGTAAAAGCATCAACTGTATTCTCTGTTACAAAATTAGTTGATTGACTTGGCAAAGAATAGTCGTCTGTTAAGGCATCTATATCAGCAGAAGGGTCTCCGTTATTATCAAGAGTGAACATAACCATCTTAGTGTCGTGTAAATAAATATCTTCAGTAATATTTTTAGTAGCATTAGTTTTGTCCTTGTAGTTCAAACTAGCTGTGCTACCTGCGTGCGTGTTAGGTCTATTAAAAACACCTGAATGAGAATAGATTTTATCCTTACCCATATAAGAATTTAAAACCCCAACATATATTTCGTGGTCGTTATCTGCTGAATAACTACTACCATTTGTTGTCCATCTATTAAATCTAAGAACAACTGTTTTACCTGTAATATTTGTCCAAGAATTTTCATATCCGTCTTCGTCAATATTACCGTCGTCATTGCTACCATTCATATTTGCTTCAGATTGTCTTACATAAAGAAATTTACCGTCAGGGTCTTTGCCTGTTGTACTTTCAGCCCAATTCTCCATATTTAAATGCTGAGATAAGACCTGTGAGTCTTCAGACCTAAGCATCTGCCCACCTATATAATAAGTAGCACCTGTTTTATCATCTGTTACTTGTGTATATGCAGTATTACTATTTCCATAAGTATCCCCTTGAGCACCTTCTATCATAATGTTATATGTCCATTGGTCATTTGTACCATTTGTCCATTGTGCAACATTTGTATTTTCATCGGTGTATTTGTTATTCCATATAGTTACTAATTCTGCTACTGTTGGAAAACCTTCAGGGCTATATATAATATGCTTACCTGCAACAAAAGTATCAGAACTTACAGTAGTCCCAACAGCCCCGGCAGGAGTTAAAAGATTAATTGTTTTTATTGCTCTAAAAGCAGGCTCTGCACTACCTACTACAGGTGCTCTATAAACCTTATAACCTGTAAGGCTACAGGGTATACCTGTTCCGGCAGATATACTTGAAACTAAATTAGTGGTTAATGTTAGTGAGGCGTTAGCCTGTCCGTTTCCACCACTTACTGCTACAGCTTGAGATTTACTGTCGTCTATTACAGCCTCATTTACCCCGTCATATATAGGAACAAAGTTATATCTATAATTACCATCTGCTAATTCCCCATATGATGTATCTACAGAAGAGGTCAATGCGTGCTGTCCCGGGTATTTTCTATGGAAGTCTTCTATGTAGACTCCTGAACTTTTTGTGTACTGACCTAAAAACTGAACTCTACTTTTTACTGCCTGTATAATTTTAGGTTGAAATTTGTGACCAAGCCCTACTAATACATAATCTCCAAAAGGTTGGAAAGTTATTTTCTTGGGTACGTTTGTTTGTTGATTGGCTATTGCATATAAAAAATCATTTCCGGGTGGATTATTATTTGAATTATAATTTAAAACATTGTCATCATAGCTATCGGTTAATAAATCATTATAGAATCTATCCATCCTATAAATAATACCACGTTGATTACAGTATATAAGCCACTCTTCTCCACCTCCCGTAACCAACTTGCTATTTCTAAACAAAAACATAGAGTCAAAACCTCTATCGGTCTGTTGAGATACTTTAGTAGCAATGTCTCTCCGTTTAAGAACCCCTGTTGTACTTGTGTCAAAATTATGGGTTTGTGGAGTAAATTCTTTTTTTAAATCTTCAGGGTCTGCATTTGATACAAGACCTCCAAAGATAGGAACTTTTACTACGCTCATACAATGTTGCCACGAAAACTTAGGTCGGCAACAACCATTGTACCTGAACCTGTCCCCTTGCCACTTATCTGACCACGAACTAATTCTCTGTTTCTTAAATACTTAGCCATAAATCTATCAGATAATTCAAATTCTTTCTCTTGCTCTGCTAACATAGACTTAGCATAGTCTACTAAATATAAATGGTATATATCAGGTATTACAGGGCTTAGTATATCTAAGTCATTCCACGTTAGAGGAAGACTAGCTGAAGTTGCTCTTGCTCCGAGACCTAATGAATCCCATTGGGACGTTAAGGTGGCAAATGTATAACTACCTGATATTACTGCTAGGTCATAAGAATCGTCCAATGTAAACAATACCTCATTCTGCCTAAACTCTGAGGTAAATGTTGCTTTCGCTCCCATTGGAATAACGCTACCTATTCCATTAACATCGGTAAACGTAATAGAACTATTCGTCCTTGTACTATTTGAATAAGAAACTGTATCGCTGTGGCTACCTGTCTCTGAATTTGTCCACTCTAATAAAAGATGTCCGTTTGATGGTACAATACCAAACAAAGACCCGTCCCCCGTCATAACTATAGAATTTGAACTTTGATTTATTTGAGTTTGCATTGTTAGGGTAAGTGAACCGTCTACAACGTCCCCTAATATTAAAGTACCATTCTTTAAATCATTTCTATCACTATGAACTACGCCTGTTGCACCTGAAACACTACCCTTAACCTTTACACCTTGTTGAAAAAAACCATTGTCTAGGTTTTTGTAATTTATTTTTTTATAAGTTTTATTAGCCTCTACTGCTGTAGGCTGTGCTATGTATTGAAAGTTTATTAATGTCTCTTCATCAGGATGAGGTACTAATATTAACTGCTGAGAGGTTATCATATAATATCTAGGAGTACCCGTTACCTGAGTTCCATCTCCTTTAATTCTATTAATTTGTTCTCTGTAAGGTTGGAGTTGATGTTCGTTAGCTGTTATAGCTGACTTTAATTCTAAAAAATCAGCAGGCATATCAAACATATTGTCATCATTATTACAAACAATAGTCTTGTCTTTTATATAAGCCTTAGTGTGGTATGCTAAATCTCGCTCTCCTTCTTCTAAGAACTTTCTTGCAATAGCTTTATTATGAGGATTAGTACCAAATTGTAAAACTACTCTATCTACTAACTCTGTCCACTTCATTAAATATTACTCTGTTTTTTAGTTACATCCATATTGCCCACCTTAGCATTTAAAGCACCAATAATTTCTAATCCCTTTTGGTGCATTGATTGAGACCTTTGGTTTTCTCCGTCACTATGTAATAATTCTGCACACGCTAAAAAAACTAAAGCATCGTGGGCAACGCTCGCTATCTCAGGCTCTTGATTTCCTAAGTTGCTTATTTTATTTGGTTTTCTATAATAGATAAGTTGAATGTCCCCAAACATAGGAAGGTCTTTAGGAAGTATTAAATATTTTACTTCGTGTTCTCCATTTCTTTTTGTTTCTGATGTTCTAACAAATACAGGGCTTTCTCCCTGAGGGGTATACATATAACTATTCTCTAATTCATATCTACCTAATTGGTCAGTTAAATGAATCCAAACAATGCTTTCATTAACCTTAGCACCATAGTTAGTATGGTCATTTGGTATTAAATAAGCACTTTCTATTTGGTCAAATAACAACTCGTATCCGAATTGATTCTTTTGTGTATTCTCAGTTAAGTCACTTAATAAAAAATACCCCTTCCATATACTAGCTTTTTGAGTTGCTGTTAAAGTAATTTGAGTGTTAGAACTCATTGGAGTTTGAAAATTAGTAGGGTAAGCATATTGATAATTTGTTAAAAACTGATTATCTGTGTGTAACTTACCTTCTACTATAGCAGTACCATTGTGGTCAAAAAAAGTATTTAATTTTTGTTCGTGTAACAACCTAGATAAATACTTCTTATCTAAATATGCTCCTATACGTTGATTGGCTGAGTCTATTGCTAATATAATGTCATTAGAAGTATATGTAACACCATCCTTATCCTCAACTCTTAATCTTATTTGCTCTGCTATATTAGATACGTTCATTTACGCCCTTCTTGTAAGCCTACGTTTTTTCTTACCTTTATCATCTGTATATGTTTCATATCCAAGTGTATAAAACTTTCCCTTTTTACCACTTAGACTAATTGATTTTTTACTATGGACGTTTTTACCATTTTTACTTGTGGAGGATTTTGTAAAGTGAAACCTTCCTCTTTTCTTGTCACTATCTCTTATCGTCATAGTGTTCTTACCGTCCTTTTGTCTTACAACACTTTTTACGTCTGATTTTTTTCCGGAAGTTTTTTCCGTAAGAGATGAACTAATCCCAACAGCTTTCATACCAATATCTTTTTTCTTTTTCAAAGCCTTTAGATAATAACCTGCGTTTGCCTTTTTCATATAAGCACCCTTGTCCTTAAAACCACTTTTCATATTTTTATAATTCTTTTCACTAATTGTTGAATTAGCTTTAGACCTGCTAGTTCCTGCCTTTTTTCTTGCGTTAATATTTGCGTATAAACTCATTTACTTACACCTACAATTCCATTTTCTCAATGCTTTATTAACTCTACTATTAGGGTCATTAGCTGTCTTCGCACTTGTTAATCTTTTTTTCATACCACACATCCTCGCACAAAAACTCTTTCGTCTTGAC